TTAGTAATAAGTCTAGCGACAAAACAGCAGTTGTTTCCTTACTTAATAAGATCTGCGAAGAAAAGTTTGAACCCTATATCGACAAGTGTTATAAAAATTTGGCGACGTATGTTTCGGCATACGACCAGAAAATGCAAATGAAGCGTGAGAATATTGCCGATCGTGGTATCTGGACTGCGAAGAAGCGATACATTCTTAATGTATGGAACAGTGAGGGTGTTCAGTATTCTGAACCTAAACTCAAAATGATGGGTATCGAAGCCGTTAAATCATCTACTCCTGCACCTTGCAGGAAGATGATTAAAGATGCTTTGAAGTTGATGATGAGTGGAACTGAAGAAGATGTGATTGACTTTATTGATAAGTCACGGGCAGAGTTTAAGAGTTTGCCACCAGAACAAATCTCATTCCCACGTTCAGTTTCTGATGTAGCAAAGTACAAATCAAACTCTGACATTTATGTCAAGGGAACTCCAATTCATTGCCGTGGAGCTCTCCTTTTCAATCACTACATCAAAGAGAAAAATTTGACCAACAAATATTCTCTCATTCAGAATGGAGAGAAAATCAAGTTTTGTTATCTTAAAAAACCAAATATTATTCACGAGAACATCATCTCTTTCATTCAAGATTTTCCTCATGAACTTGGAATTGACAAGTACATTGATTATGACTTACAATTTGAAAAGAGTTTTGTCGAACCTCTTAAGGCTATCTTGGATGCGATTGGTTGGAACGTGGAAAAAACTGTAAACTTAGAACTATTTTTTGGATAATGGAACTTCCTATTAACGACAAAGAACTTGCTACTATCGTAAGTGCTCTTCGCCTTGGTGGAGATACTTCTTTGTATCAAAAACTGAAGAAAATTAAGGACATTCGTGATGCCAATCCAGGTGGACCTTACAAAAAAAATGCCCGTGAAGAATTTGGATTCGTACTGTAATGGATTTTTTAAAAGAAATTGTAAAAGAGATCGGAGATGACTACACAAAACTCGCAAGAGACATCGACGACACAGAAAAATATGTGGATACGGGTTCGTACATTTTTAACGGACTTGTTTCAGGGTCTATATTTGGTGGTGTATCTGGGAATAAGATTACTGCCATTGCTGGCGAGTCTAGCACTGGCAAAACTTTCTTCAGCCTCGCTGTCGTTAAAAATTTCCTTGATGCTAATCCTGATGGGTATTGTTTATATTTTGACACTGAAGCGGCTGTTAATAAATCTCTTATCGCAAGTCGTGGGATAGATCTTGAGCGTCTTGTCGTCGTCAATGTGGTGACGATTGAGGAGTTCCGTACCAAAGCACTAAAAGCAGTAGACATATACTTAAAAAAATCTGAAGAAGAACGCAAACCCTGTATGTTTGTGTTAGACTCTCTTGGTATGCTTTCCACAGAGAAAGAGATTCGTGATGCTCTTGATGACAAGCAGGTTAGGGATATGACCAAATCTCAACTTGTCAAAGGTGCATTCCGTATGTTGACTCTGAAACTTGGTCAAGCAAACATTCCCATGATTGTTACTAACCACACCTATGATGTCATTGGCGCTTATGTCCCTACAAAAGAAATGGGAGGAGGCAGCGGTCTCAAGTATGCTGCTTCTACAATCATCTATCTCAGCAAAAAGAAAGAAAAGGATGGAACTGCAGTCGTCGGAAATCTTATCAAGGCTAAGACTGCTAAGTCGCGTTTAAGTAAGGAGAACAAAGATGTTACAGTGCGTCTGTATTACGATGAGCGTGGTCTTGATCGATATTATGGTCTTCTTGAACTTGGTGAACTTGGCGGGCTTTGGAAAAACGTTGCTGGTCGATATGAGATGACCGTTGACGGCGAGACTAAAAAGGTGTATGCTAAGGCGATCCTGAAGGATCCTGAAACTTACTTCACTCCTGAAGTGATGGAAAAACTTGATCAAATTGCCATGAAGGAGTTTAGTTATGGAGAAAGTTGAGTTTCTAATTCTTAGAAATCTCATACACAATGAGCAATATCTTAGGAAGGTAATTCCTTTTATCAAACCAGAATACTTTGAAGATAATAATCAAAAGATTATCTTTGAAGAAATCTCATCTTTTGTGGAGCAATACAATCAACCAGCAACACGAGAAGTTGTTTGTATTGAAGTAGAAAAGCGACAAGACATTAATGATCAGAACTTCAAAGAGATAACAGACCTTGTGTCTTCTTTGGAAGAAGTTCATTCAGAATTTGAGTGGCTCTGTGACACTACAGAGAAGTGGTGTCGTGATCGTGCAATTTATCTGGCACTGATGGAGTCCATTGCTCTTGCTGATGGAAAGGATAAAGATCAGGATAGAGATGCTATCCCAGGCATTCTCTCAGACGCTCTGGCGGTCTCTTTCGACACTCACATTGGTCATGATTATCTAATTGATTATGAGGAACGCTATGAATCGTACCACCGCAAGGAAGACAAGATCAAATTTGATCTTGAATATTTCAATAAAATTACAAAGGGTGGTCTTCCGAATAAAACGCTTAACATTGCTCTTGCTGGCACTGGTGTCGGCAAAAGTTTGTTTATGTGCCATGTTGCGTCTGCCGCACTCTTGGGAGGGAAAAACGTATTATACATCACGGCTGAAATGGCTGAAGAAAAAATTGCAGAAAGAATTGACGCTAACCTGCTCAATGTACCTATCCAGGAGATAACAGATCTTCCTAAGGTGATGTTTGAGGATAAGGTAACAAAACTTGCACAAAAGACTCAAGGTTCGCTAATTATTAAGGAGTATCCTACTGCAACTGCACATGCTGGCCACTTTAGGTCACTTCTTAATGAACTCGCACTTAAGAAGTCATTTAGACCTGATATTATTTTTGTTGATTACCTTAATATATGTGCTTCCCAGCGGTATCGCGCAGGTAGCAATGTCAATTCATATACAGTTGTCAAGGCAATTGCTGAAGAACTTAGAGGACTCGCTTGCGAGGCAAACGTCCCTATCGTATCTGCCACCCAGACCACTCGTTCTGGTTATGGCAGCTCTGATGTGGAGCTTACTGATACAAGTGAGTCCTTTGGGTTGCCTGCTACTGCTGATCTTATGTTTGCCCTTATTTCAACTGAAGATCTTGAAGGACTCGGGCAAATTATGGTGAAGCAATTGAAGAATAGATACAATGATCTCAGCATCTTCAAACGCTTTGTGGTTGGTATTGATCGTGCCAAGATGCGTCTGTATGACTGTGAGCAGTCTGCACAGGATGATATCCTTGACAGTGGACAAGATGAGGAGTATACTTATGAGGAACAAAAACCTAAAAAATCATTTGAGGGATTTAAGTTTTGAACGGTTACTACTCGGTCTTCGATCCAGACGGTAAAAAGATCGCTGACTGTGGTATCGAAAGAGATGCGGTCAATCTTATGCATTCCAGAAACAAATGCTGGGATGGACACTATTTTACATTCAATCCTCTTCCTGGTGATATCATTGATGTCTCCAATGGTAAGCAACTTCCTACTAGTGGCATCGTAGTCAATATGGACGGTGGTGTTGGTGGTAGCTGGAAACAAGTAGAATACATTGAGGTTGGTGGTCAAACAATCCCCACTCAACAAAACCTCCCCGAATCTGATTCTAAACCTATTGATTTAAAATGACTGTAGACACCGAAAAATACCTTGAATTTGTAGAAGGAGTTACCAGTGCTCCTAGTCTTGACTATCCTATTCTTGCTGCTCGTCTTAGTGAGTTGGAAGTGAATGGCACTAATGTTCCTCAACTTCTAACTGCCGCACTTGGTTTGACTGCTGAATCTGGAGAGTTTACTGAAGTTGTGAAGAAGATTTTTCTGCAGGGCAAACCTTATACTGCAGATAATGTCTTTCACATGAAGCGTGAACTAGGTGATATCTGTTGGTATATTGCTCAGGCCTGTATGGCACTTGACACTACCTTTGATGAAGTCATCGAAATGAATGTAGAAAAACTTAAGGCACGTTATCCTGGTGGAGAATTTGACGTGCATAAATCTGAAAACCGTAAGGAGGGAGACCTGTGAGTTGTAAAATCATCGATATCGATCTTAAACTGAATATTCATAACGCAGCACTTGTACGTGAGTTCTTGTTTAGACATACTGCACAGGATAGTTATGAATTTCCTGGAAAGCAAACGATTATTATTCGTGAAGTTATTCGTCAATTAGATGAACAGATTGAGGCAGAACTTGAGAAATCAAAACCAGTTGGTCCTGACGAATGTTGAACATTATAAATATTCTTTAGGAATAATCGTGTCTAGAAATGAACGCTCAAGATCTTAAAAATCTCGCTGAGGCATATACTCAACTCAGCACGAAAAAAGATGATTCGTATCTAGAGACGGATATGAAGAAACGCCAAGATAATAATGAAAAGGCACGCAAAGCCATGGAAAAAATGGGGAAGATGAAAAATCCCCATTTTGGTGAAGAGGTGAAAGGGCAAGATACTGAAATGAGAAAGGCAGCTGCCGCCGAAAGAAAAGCAGGTGATAAGAAACTTTCCCCATCAGAGGGAAAAGCAAATGCTGATAAGATGCAAAGAGATATCAAGTTTTATAATAAACTGACAAAAGAAGGACTTGATCCTGTTGGTAAGGAAGATGGTGATGTTAATAATGACGGTAAGAAGGACAGCACAGATAAGTATTTGATGAAGCGTCGTGCTGCCATTGGTAAAGCAATGGGCAAAAAGAAAATGTCAGAGGGTGTTCGTGACATGGACCCTGAGAAAGGAACTGCTGAGCGCAAGGCACGTCTTGAAATTAAACGTGGTATGAAGATGGATGACCATCCTCAGTATAATAAGAAAAAAACAGAGCAATATGAAAGTAATCCCAAGTTCAAGAAAGAAGAAGTAGAGCAGGTTGATGAAGACTCACGTCGTACTAGCAATAAGCAACACTCTGCTCGTGTAAGATCTAACATTAAGTCCTTTGGAAGTGACTATACTCCTCCTAAAAACTATGACCCCGATGCTAATCGTGGTAAAGGAGAAGTTCTTACTGATAAACAAGTAGAGAAGAAGCGTCGTAAGTCACTCCGTCAAGAAGAACTGGAACTGAGTGGTAAGTTCACCGCCGAAGAGATTGAAAAGATTCTTGAAATTATGGGCGAAGGTTGGGAGTAATTTTTTAATAAAGTTATTCTAAATACTTGTAACAGTCGGTGGAGCGTATTCCTATGGCAATTACAATTCCTCAAGATGCAGTAAAGACTTTTGAAAAAGTCATGGGTGCATTGGGTGGAGAAGATTATTCTTACTATCTCTTTGATGTAAAAAACGCTAACGAAAATCCTAGAGCAAAGAAAGTTGTTGAGATGGTGGTCTATGTACCACAAACAAAAAGAGTAACAGCAGCTGCTAACATACAAGCATCTCTTGATGGTGATGGAGTTATTGCTAAGGTGTTAGAAAAGGAAACGGAGTTGGATGTATATTTGATAGGTAATGAAAAGAAATATATTAGAATTCTTGTAAAACCAAATGGATCAAAAGGATCTGGCGGTGGAGCAGCTGCAACAGCAATTCAAGAAGCAGCACAGTGTGTATACGCTGCCATGAGATATTATTGTGGTGATAAAGAGATCTATACTGAAGAAGATCTTAAATGTGGTATGGACCATGTTGATGTGGGCGGTGCAAAACTAGAAGACATTATGGGTCTTCCAAAAGAATGGAAAGAAGGATCTCAGAAAGGAGCAAATGAAATATTTAAAGAGGTTGGTGGATCGGGATACATGTTTGTTAGGGGAGATAGACTTCTTGATGATGGAGCAATTAAAAAAGCATTTGGTAGAGTAAAGGGTCAAACCAATCTTTCTTCAGAAGATAAATGGAATCCTGCTGATATTTGGATGGCGAAAAAATCTGAAGTAGATGCAATTAAGAAACATTTAGATGGAGAGAATACTATTGATTGTTTGAATAATGCACTCCTTCAAAGGTTTAATGACAAGTCCTTAATTGGCATCTCTCTCAAAAAAATTGAGGGGACTGCAAGAATGGATATCAAGAATAATCAACCTGCTGCAGTCAGAAAGGCAAATGAAAAAGCAAAATTTGAAAAATATGATCTAACTTTCTTATCCTCTATGGATGTATATCTTTATTATGGACCCGGCCAATTTGAAAAATTTCAAGCAAGAAATTTTGGTGGATCTTCTAAAGGGGATTGGAAGTTAGAACTCAAAGGAAAGTCTGCTGCTCAAGGAAAAATTCAGGGTGCAGTTGTTATTGAACTTTTGAAGAATGCTGGATTTACAAACATCTCTCAATTCAAAATTCCAACATGGGCAGAATCTGCTCCAGGGTCTGGGGCGGCACAGAAAAAAATAACAAACGAAATTTATGATTTGCTAAAGAAACATAATGCAGATAAGTTTGACAAGTCTCCAAAAGCAGCTGCAAATAATAAAGCAGATATTGCTACTCAAGATAAATCTTGGAGATATAGTAAACTTGCTGGTTTGAGATTTTTAGATTGGTTGAAACACACTTGCAGCGACAAAGATATGGCAATGAAAGAGATTTATCTCTATGCATCTTCTCAATCTGATAAATCATCAGTATATTACAAGTTACAGTAACCGCTAAATATAGTATAAGGACTAACAATATCAATGAAAAGTTTCTTTCATTTTCTGAGTGAAGCACAATCGCAGGCATCAATGCAGGCGAAAAAATTGAACCTGAAGAGTGATGGCCATGGTGGTTGGTTAGATACTCGTGGCAAATTTGTTGCGACTACTGAAGATGGTAAACTGAAGTTTGTTGATAAGAAAAAAACAAAGGCAGATGATGAAACAAAGAAACCGAGTCAATCGCAAGCACAAACTCAGACTCGTAAAGTTGAAAAACCTCAAAAAGAAACTCAACCAAAAACTGAGAAAGCACCAGAAAAGGAAACTCAAAAGTCGGGTGATGGCGAAACGATAACCGTAGCATTTGGGCGTTTCAATCCACCTACTGTGGGCCATGGTAAACTCTTGTCTGCTGCTAAGAAAGCATCACAAGGTGGAGAACTGAAGATCTATCCATCCAGAACACAGGATCCTAAAAAGAATCCATTGGATCCTGATATGAAGATTTCGTTTATGAAAAAAATGTTCCCTGATTTTGAAGAGAACATTGTTAACGATGATGACATGAAGTCAATCTTTAATGTATTGACTACAGCAGGAGAACAAGGATATAAGAATGTCAATATTATTGTAGGTTCAGATAGACAATCTGAGTTTGAGAACTTAGCACAAAAATATAATGGTGAGTTGTATAACTTTGAATTGATTCGTGTTATCTCTGCTGGTGTGAGAGATGCAGATGCTGAGGGTGTAGAAGGAATGTCTGCATCCAAGATGAGAAAGGCTGTTGTTGATGGTGACTTTGATTCTTTCCGTAAAGGAACTCCAAAAGATTTGGATGATGGTGATACCCAAGCACTGTTTGATGCAGTCCGCACTGGGATGGGTGTGAAGAAAATGAAGAAAGAATCATATGAACTCTGGGAGATTGCTCCTAGATATGATCAAAGAACTCTTCGTGAGCGTTATCTTACAGGAGACTTATTTAAGATTGGTGATATAGTAGAGAATCTCAACACGGGCCTAATCGGAAAGATTATGCGTAGAGGCACCAATTATCTCATCTGTGTCACAGAACAAGACAATATGTTTAAGTCTTGGATTCGTGATGTTATGGAAGCAGTTCAGAATTATCCAGGTCCATCAGGTGTTCCATCAAAGCAAAGAGAGATTGGAACGGATGCTCATCGTGATTATGCTATGAGACTGACTGGCACTAAGAGTATTAAGAATTTCATAAATAAGTACAAGGTAAAGTAACATGAAAATGGTTTATTCTAATTGGAGACAGGATTTGACTGAGGTCATGACTGATAAGGATGACAATAAAAAAGTTACTGAGAAAAATATCAAAAATAAAATTAAGATAAACCCTACTTTGGGTGAAGCAATTGAAGCCATGGGTGGCGAGTTAATTGATATGGTTGAAATGATGGATCCTCAGCAAGAGAAAGAAAAACAAGATCCTAAAGAGAAAAAGATTAGTCAGGTCAAAAAACAAGTCCTGATGAAAAAAATGCAAGCAGTCCGTCAGGGTGCTGGAGCAGATATTGTTGCTCACTATGAACCAGAGGGAGAGCAGATTGAAGAAAAGAAAGGATGCTCTCATACTCATGAGGGTGAAGAATGCCCTGTTCATGGAAAGAAAGAGTGTCCAAATACCGTAGCAGCAAAGGTAGATGAAGCAGTATATGGTGGCACTCCTGAAAAGAAGAAAGATACCCGCATGACGGTCACTGCTGCTGATAAGAAAGCAAACACTCCTGCTTATCAGAAGTTCAAGGCAGGTGATAAGCGTTATAAGGCTGCTGATCACATGGAGGAGGGTGTCCTTGATGCTGCACTAGAAACTGATAAGAAGATGGGTGAGTTGCATAAGAAAGTTGATAAAGATGTCAAGCGAATGAAAGCTGGCAAAAAGTTTAAGGAGGAAGTAGAGCTAGACGAACGAACTCGTTATGCTAAAGAAACTGGTAAAGACTTTAAGACTGGTAACCCATCTGAGAAGGGTGGAACCAGAACCGGTAAGTCTGCTTTTGATCAGGTAAGTCGTCAAATGCGTAAGACTGGTGGTGTAATGTCCTCTAGAGGTAAAGCAATTCAGCCTCAAGGTAAGAAGAAAGAACCTGGTAAGAAAGGTTATAAAGGTGTAACTCCTGTTGATAAGATTAGAAATAGACTTGCTCAGAAGAAAAGAGCACAAGCGTATAATCCATACAAACCAAGAGCCGGTGAGTCTGACTGATGCCTGCGGTATCTAAAAAGCAACAGAGGTTCTTTGGAATAGTTCGTGCCATCCAAAAAGGTGAGATGGCACCGACTACTCCTGAGACTGCGAAGGCAGCTGCTGAT